TGTTTGGTGATTTGGTTAAGTCAAGTTCAGTAAAACTAGCACCAGTTGAAAGTATATTCTTCCAACGGAGTTTTTGAAATATAATCATTTACAATAAGTTTCTTTACATTTAACACAAGAAATATCCAATATTTTAACAACCTCCCAAATAGGAGTATTATCTGGTATTTCTAAATGTTCACAACATTTATCCTTGCAATTAAAGCAGTCTACGTTTCCGTTTGCATCATAAACACATCTGGTAGTTTTACTACAAAACATTCCAGTTTCTCTATTAGGAAAATTTCTACAACAGTTAAATCTAAACTCATATATTGAGCAAAGTTTATTTTCATCTAGATATGGACAAATCATACTTGTTCTTGGTTCAATGCTTCAACGTAAAGTTCTTTCATTACAGTTTTCAGCTTATCATTATTAATATGTTCTTCTTTAATACCATCAACAAAATGTTCAATGATTGTCATAGTATCTTGTGCTTGGTCTATTGTATCATCTTCTATACCTTCTGTCAAGTCTGTATGGTCCTCAACAATGGTAACATCGATTGGATTAACATTGTAAATATTTTCCATGAACCGGTCAAATAGAAAAGGATTAGTTTTATTGATTACCACAACTTTAACATACGTATTGGTATAATTGGTTAAATCTTTGTTTGTAATTTCTGTAATAGATTCTTTTTTATCATCATAGATAATTCGATGGAACATTAAGTTCGGATTTGGTATGAACTCCAAATTATAAGTGTCAGTATCAAAAATATGAAAGCCCCTAGTATCGCCATAGTCTTGCCAGGTAAGTTCGTAAGGATTCCCAAGGTAATGAATATTATCTGCGCTATTCCTATGGTGATAGTGGCCAGAAAAAACCATATCAAACTTGCCAAAAATTTCACGATTTAATCCTCCTTCTGCCACCATTCCACGATGCATAACAAAACCATCAATTTCTAAATGACCCATACAAAGTTTGGCATCAGACTCATTGATATACCACATTGAATTATCATAATTTTCAGGACAAATCCAAGGTAACATTAATATTTTTGTATTACCAACATAAACTTCTTGTGGTCTATCAATAACAACAATGTTATTATATTCACCTAATAATAATTGAACAGAGTTTACATCATTGGTATTTTTAAAATACGTATCGTGATTACCAGCCAACATAAACACATTCATCTTATAATAAAACAATTTGTCAAAGAACATCTCTCTGGCACGTTTATATGAATAAAAGTTTATATATTTTCTACGGTCAAAGGTATCACCGAGTATAAGAACGGTATCAATTTTTTCTTCTAATAGTTTAGGAAAGAAAGTTTCTTTATAAAACTTTTCATAGAAGTCCAAAAAATGAATTGAGTCATTCCTTGCTCCAAAATGCTGGTCTGTTATAATTGCTGTTTTCATAATTTTCTATTATATCATTCACCAATGAATTTTTCAATCCCTTTTGGCTTTTTTACCAATTTCTTAGCTTCTTTGGCATCTTCGTAAGTTTCAATAAATTCGGAAATGTTATCATACAATTCAAATTGTTTTGTTGTACCATCTTCAAACTCTAACATTTCAAACTCATCTAGTATGCCCATTTGTTCAGTAGCTTTATACTTAACATATAATTGTTTTTTTTCTTTTTGTATTCTTCTTAAAAAGGCATAGTAAATAATTTGTGTGAAGTAAGCAAATGGATTGTTTGATTTGGTAGGATCAAAATTGTCAAAATACATTAAACAATTTTCAATACCATCAGACATCATTTCTTCACGATAGGTATAGTTAATAAAGTTTGGCTTATGAGATAAACCTTCGGCAATCTTCATGAAGCACTCACCAATGTAATTTGGAATATCAGGAGGTGGTCGTTTTTCTTTCTTAGCTAGTTCTGACTTATCTTTATAGTCTATTAAAGCTTTGAGAAAATCAGCATTGTTTATATAATGTTTTTGTTTAGTCGCCATGTTTACCACCTAAAGTTATTGACAAACGCTTGACAAGTGAGTATAGTCGAGTATGTCCCGCTTTGAGATTGATATTAATGTAATATTCCTGTTTCATTGTTTTCCAATTCAAATTGATTAATAATATTGTTTATTTCTTCATCAGACATTTCAGCAATATCTGCTTTAGCTTGCATTAGTCTTTTAATCTTTTCAATCGTGTGTTGATAATACTCAACAAATTCTTCATCAGGATTTAATATGGCTAAAATATCTGTTTCTTTAATACAAACACTATTTTGTTTTACTAATTGAACAGGTAAATAATGTTGCATCACCAAAGCATTTCCATTACGGAAATCTACAAAGAATTTCATTGGTTCTTCTAAAATATAAGATTTTCCTGTCGTGGATAAATCCACATTGGCTATCAAGTCATCTCCATTTTGTAATTTTATTATTTGTGTACTAAACATTTTTTAGTCCTATCTTATAAACCTTAAATGGGAACTGCTCTTCCGTATATATACGACATCTTTCGATGAAATGTTTTAGTGTATAATTCATATGTTTTTTCCAGATGAGGTCGTCTGCGATGTCATAGAGGACTGCCTGTTCTTTACCTTCAGCTTGACGTAATCCACGACCAATTGATTGTAAGTTTCTGACACGACTCTTAGACGGACTAGCAAATATAATATTATGAAGATTTCGAATATTAATACCTGTACTAAAAGTACCATAACTTGCCACGACAATTGCATCTTGTTCAATCTCCATTATTCGTCTAATTTCTTCTCTATCAGCAGTATCAGTTCCTCCGTGAACAAAGAATACCTTTCTGCTGCCTATCTTTTCTGTATTTCTTATGATATCATACAGGATTTGCCCGTGTTTTTCAACCATTTGATAGAGAATTAATGTATTATTACCTAGGCTAACCGCCAGATTTTTAATGAATTTATTTCTGGCATCATTTGAAATGAGATACTGAATTTCTTCTTGATATGTTTTATCTTTTAACTCTTTACATTTTTCATCTGGATGTTTAAGAACCAAACATTTAATTTTAAAATCAGATACCTGTTGTTTATCAATTAACTGTCTAGTAGTAATTACTTTGTTTACAGGCCCAAATAAACCTTCTAATACAAGTTGATGTGTTTTTGTACCATCTAATGTTCCTGTAAGCCCTACACGGTATTTGGCATTAATACAAGAAGTAAGAATTGTTGTCATTGATTGTGCTTTAAATAAATGTGCCTCATCACCAATGACATAATCAAATTGTTGGAAATATTCTTTAGGTTGTTTGTAGATAGATTGCCATGTAGAAATAATTAAAGGAAGGTTTGACTCTTTTTCTTTTCCCTGATATATTTTATGTACTAAAGATTTCATTGAAGAATTTGCATAATCTTCAAAATCGGTGTATAATTGTTCCACTAAAGAAGTGGTTGGTACAATGATTAAACCTTTGAGATTTTGATATTTGTATAATTGTTGAAAAATTAAATAGATGATAAGAGATTTACCTGATGCTGTCGGTGAAACCAACAACGCTCTACGTTTACGCATAGAGTGAACAAAGGCATTAATTTGATGTTCACGAACTTCTATTGATTGGCCCTTAGATTGAATATTTAAATCTTCAATAAACTTATTGGCATAATAGAGCGGATAATCATCATCTACAATGTCGTGTGTATAGGTATATTTTCTATCATTACAAAATTTTTCAAGATAAGGAAGTAGACCAATATAAATTTGTGAGTTGTGTAGATGAAATAGATATATTTTGCCATTCCATAATCTACTTTGATAGGCAGGAACAAAGGTATGACCAGGCACAAAAAAAGAAAAGTGTTCGTGTAATTCTCGAGCAATAGAACGCTCACACTCTATTTTTAAGTACACCTCATTTACTTTAGAGATTATTATATGTTCGTTATTGTCCACCTATAAACCGTTCCCAAGATATAAAATCACGAATTTGCCACGTTCTTTGTTTCAATTCATTTAATATAGATTCAATTACAGATACCGTTTCTTCATGATATACTTTCTTTTCAAGCAGTCTGATTAAATCATCATCTGCTTCTAGATAAGCCGTCACATCAGATTTCAGAACAAATTGGAATGGTTCCCATCCATGTTCTTCTAGTTCTTCTTTACTTAGGCGACCTCCATAATAGTCAATTTTAATCTTACGCATACGAAGATAATTAAAATGAGCCTTTTTGGCAGCCATTTTATGTTTGACTAATATGCTAATATATTTGTTGTGTAGTTTTGGAATCTTCAACAGTTCTCTGCCAGGTTCTGTCTGGTCAATATCTGCGTCTGATTTCCATGTTTCCAATACTTGTTCTAAAGTTTCCATAATATATTCAATAAATTAACGTTAATATTACACTATAACATAAACTATGTTACTGTGGCAAGCCTGTGTTACAATGGGAGAAAATCAAAATACTCAAAAGAAAAACTTGCATTACCTGTGATAATGGTATCTGCTGAGTCTTTCGTATCAAAAAAAATGTCTGATAATGAAGTTGGAAAAGTATTGTAAAATTGAACTCTTAGAATTGGATTATTTAATGCTGAAAGAACTGTTAATGTGGCATCAGAATAACTAGTAAGTTTTGAAGTTTTATAATTATTTTGTAATGCTGTTAATTGATTTCTTTCGGCAATACTTGATGGTGAAGCAATAGAACGAAGCCATAATTGTAATTGATTCCAAGAATCCAAATCTTCTGAAATAGCAAATTCAATATTCAATGGGTTATATGTTAGTTTATTACCAGCGATAGGAATATCTATCATAGGATTACTAAAAGATGCTTGACCCAAACTCATACCAGGTATGTTTATTGTTTGGCAGAAGTATTGAACCGAACCAATACGGTCAAACTGCAACACATATTTGGTTGGTTGTAAGTAATTAGTATTTTGTGGGGTTCTAGTAAGTGCAGTCATTATTTAAACCTTGACTTTTTAAATGGAGTAGCCATTTTAAAACGTCTTTCATGGTCTGATTTAAAATGGTCTGAATCGGCTTGCAATTTTGCTGCTTTGCTTGTTGCGGCCGTTATATGTCCTTTAGTGGCATTTTTATAATCGCCTTTATGTGAATGTACCAATTCAGAACCTTTATGAAAATCTACCCGGTCATCATGAAATGAAATTTTAATACCGTGTTTAACGATACTTCTTCCGTTATAATTTTCTTTTTGAAATTGTTTGAATGTTTTCATACAAGTATTTAGGTCATAAAAGGAGAGATTTTCCAGCCTTTACACTGCTTCATTCTTCCTTTAGATACAGCTGTCATATTTCCTTGGTCTAAATTATTTTCACGACAAAATTGATTTAAATTTTTGATTGTGAATTGATTGCCATTTGGGTCTGTAATTAAATAATGTTTTGATAATTTTTCAGCAACAGCTTTCTTTTGTGATTCTGGTTGTTTAAATCCAATACGAGAAAGTCGCAGTTTTTCAGCATCATATTTCCCATTAGCCCATCCATTTTTTGTTTTTTGACTAAAATTTTTCAATTGTTCTTCCGACCACCAACCTTTATCAAATCCACCATCTAATCCATTTTCTTCTTTTAAATTTGCCCATTCAATTGATTCAACTATATTATTATCTTTTGAAAATTTTAAAGCAAAATCAACCATTTCTTTTTCATCAGTAAATAATTGATACCATATAGTATCAATTTCAAGTCCATGTTTTTTGATGTGTCTAATCCAATGTTTACCTGAACCAAGATACTTGTTTGGATCTTTAGTTGTTTTACCAAAATATTTTAATTTGGTAATTTTGTGTTGTTTAATGTACAGATACGTTGGTTTCATATCAAATAAAAAAAGGTTAAGAACTATATGTATTTATATATAAAAAAACAGGAACCGAAGTTCCTGTTTTAAATATTACTCTATGGTAATTTTATCAAAAAAATCAATAGTTTACATCAAATTTTTGACTCCGAACAAACGATAGTATACGTTACTACGTGGTTGAATAATACCGCTATTAGGATTCAAACCAGCAGCAAATGGGTTTGCTACCATGCCGTAACGAGTCTTAAAACCAATCTTAGGTTGGAATGTGAACTGGTCAACTGCACGAACCATTTGTAAAGGAACGTATGGGCAATAGAAAATACCAGCATCATAAGGAGAAGAACCCTTATAACCGATAGTTACTAATTCTTGGTTAGATGTATAACCACCATAGTATGGGTCGATGTACACTTTGATACGGCCATGTAACATACCAGCAAATGTGTTACCAGTATCATCTACTTGCAAGTCAGATTGGAGAGCAGGAGTATAAGATAATACACCAGCCATTGCCATAGCAGAAGCAACGTCAGAAGAAACGATTAACACGTTACCTTTACCTCTACGAGTTTGTTTTGCGATTACGTTAGCATCTCTTTCAATTTGGAAAATCAAACCTTTGAAACGCTCAACAGACCAACGACCGTTAGAGTCAGTATCTAAGTCAAAGTAACCTTGTGTAACTGTACCATATTGTGCACCAACAACAGCAGACAAATAGATAGTACGGATAACTTCACGGTTAATTTCAGCAAGAATCTCAGTAGACAAAATGTTAGACAATTCTGTTTCAGCATCAAGACCGTGAATTGCTTTTAAGTCTTGTGCAAGTTCTAATGAGTACTCAGCTTTCAATGCACGTGAAGCAGCAGTTACAGTAACTTTCTCAATAGAGAATGCCATCTGTTGGAATGTAGAACCTGTATCAGCGCCTAAGAATTCAGCTTGTGATGTTGGCATTGCAATACCAGTTGTGAAACTGTTAGCAGTTTCGTTAGCAACGGCAGAGTTTGCTGTATCAGTTGTTGAAGTACCTTGGAAACCATATGAGTTATATGGAGCATACTGTGAAGTATTACCAGAGAAGATTGTATTAGCTTCGTTGTAGAATGCTTCTGTACCAGTTTGATTAGCGTAACGAGCACGCATTGCAAAAATTAATCCTGTAGGACCAGTCATTGGTTGTACACCAGCAACGTCATAAGCGATTAAGTTAGGCAAAGCACGGCGAACCAAGCTAATTAAAATTGGGTCAAAGTTCTGAACAGCTGAACCAGTTGCGTTTGTTGGACCAGAGTCAGACACTTCCATCAAAGCTTGACGGTCTTTTGTCATTGCCTGATGTTGATTTTCCAATACCATGGCTGTAACAGCCTTTTTGTATGGGTCTTTAATAGATTCGAGTTCTGGATGATTCAGAACTGGATCCCATTTCTTTTGTAGTTCTTCTGTTAAGTACATTTTTTATCCTTTTTTACTTAATTAGTGTTTGAGAGATTGTTTTAGCGTAAACTTCCATTGAAGGATCGGTAGAAACTGATTTTCTAGTTTCTTCTTCAATTTCGATTTCTTCCGTTAAATCCAATTTATTTGCGACCTTAATGTCAGCTTTAAAATATGATTCTTTTAAAGTTTCGATTTTGTCAGCAAAATCTTCTTCAGTATTAAACTCAACGTTTTCTGCAAGCGCTTTAAGTTTTTCTACTTGAGTTTGCGTCAGGCCTTCACACGCTGCGTAGATAGCCTCAATTTTTTTCTGTTCGTTTAAATCTTTTGTTAATGCAACATTATTATTGATTTCTTCATTGAGTGCATTTTCAAGTTCTTCAACTTTAGCTGCTAATTGCTCAACAACATCCACTTTTTCAGTAGGAATATCAATATAGTGCTCAACAAAAAGGTTACGTAAGCCAGAAATAAAATCTTCGGTAATTTCTGCACGTAAACCGGATTCGATAGCAAGTTGATTCTCATTCATCCATTCTTCTACCATATAATTTAGGTAATCATCAACTTTAGCTGCTAAATCTTCTTTGATTTGCTCTACAGCAATTTCAAATTGTTCTGTTAATTCTTGTTCGATTTGTTCAACAACAACATCAACACGTGTCAAAACAGCAGTTTCAAAAATTGTTGTTGCTTTTTGTACAAATTCTTCAGATAAATTTTCGCCAGACAATAACGCATCGATATCTTCTTTCATCTTCATATCTTGATGCATCATTTTCTTCATCTTCATTTCTTTATCTTTTTTCATCATCTTTTCTTCTTCAGTTAAAGACTCATCATCGTATTCTGTTTCTTCACCGTAAGATTGAATACCAACGCCACCAGCGTTTGTTGGCATCATTTGTGGTGCTAATTTACCAGCAATACGGTCACGAATTGCTTGATAGTCAGTTGCCATTGATTGTGTTGGGTGCATAATGTCTTTTCTCCCCATTGTATCTTGTGGGCCAGTAACTTTAGAAGCACCAACACCATCTTTTTGTGAACCTACAGGTGGTGTGGCACCTGGAGGAGTTGCTGATGGAGTACCTTTTAAATAATCAGGTAAATTATCATCCATTTCTTCCGGTGATTGACCAATTTCACCAACATCTTGTTGACCAGCAACAGTAGATGTAGGTAATTTATCTTGACCAACCATACCTCTTTTACCTTGTGTGCCTTCATGGCCACGTTGACCACGCTTTTGAGCAATGTTTGCATCAAAAGTTGATTTAGAATCTTCGCCTAATAAAATGTTTTTAGCGGCATCAGATAGATTGTAATTTGCCATTTTGAAAATCTCCTTGATTTATATTGGATATTTATAATTAAAGTTTTTTCATGAAGTTTTCAAATATGTGTAGACTAACTTTTTCTATATCCGCTTGTGAAGCTTGGCGAATTTGTTTAACAGCTTGCGCATGTTCAACTTCAGTCCATACACCATTGACTAACATCCATTCTTTACCTTCCATAATACCTTGTACAAAAGCACCAGGTGCGGAAGGGTCTGCTACAATATCTGCCGCTGTGGCTAGATAAAAATCGTTCTGAACAACATTAACACCGTTAACATTCTTCAATGAACCCATACCTCTTGAAGAAACACCTAATTGAGCACCACCCTCAATAAGTTTACGAGCAATTTGTCCCATAGGTGTATCAAGAATTTTTGCCTTACCAATCCATTGTGTACCATCTTCTCTTAACCCAACAATCATATGTGATACACGGTCTAGATTAATAGTAGGTGTTTCAGGATGTCCTAACTCACCAAACGCACGATTTTTATTGATATATTCTTCAGTATAACGATGAACTTCTTTTTTCATCGTATTGTATTCATACAGACGGCCATTTTTATTTTTCTTTTCGGATACTAAAAAAGGACCTTCAATGTAAAGTTCTTTTTTGCCGTCTGCACCTTCCGTAATATAATTAACTGTTTCGTGAATTTCTTTAATGAGTTTCATTACTTTTCCGTTATGGTTTGAGGTTATAAGGAGTATAGTTAAATGCAGCTGGATCATTAAATTGACCACGTTGATACATTTGATTATTCTTACGTAATGCAATAATTAAAGTATATGAACTGTTTGCCGTTGCACCTGAAGTATAT